AGCAGCTGCGCGGCGGCCAGTGATGCGGCGGCACTGCTGGCGCTGGCGGCTGCGTTGTTCTCCGACGTTTTGGCATTCGTCTCAGACGTTTTTGCGTTCGTCTCGGAGGTTTTGGCATTCGTTTCGCTGGTCTTGGCTGCTGAAGCGCTGCTTGCTGCTGCGGTCTTTGATGAATTCGCATTCGTCTCAGAGGTTTTTGCGTTCGTTTCTGAGGTTTTGGCAGCAGCAGCGCTGGCTCCTGCCGCTCCGGCCTGGGCGATCAGCTTTGACCAGCTGGGACCCGTCTTTTTTGAACCGTCTGCCAGGGTTACGGTGACGTCACCGGCGCCCGATAAAATCAGGTCCTGGTTGATGATACTGCCTTGCGCCAGGCGAAACCCTTCTGTGACGGCTTTCGCCAAATCGTCATCAAGTATGGCCATTCGTGATGTCCTTAAAATAAAAAACCCAGCCGGAGCTGGGTTGGAGGTTCTTAGGGTAAAGGGATTAGGAGAAGGAGCCGGTACCGCGAGTCACGGTCATTGTTGCAGCAGTGATTCTCATTGTAGCGTTGCCAGAGCTGAGAACGATACTGGCTTCGATGCGCTGTCCGCCCAGACCAGTAACTGCATGTTTTGCGGAGAACCATACCCCACCTACAGGAACGTCATAAGTGAACGTTCGAACGTTGCCTGCAATAGTCACCTGAACAGTGGCCACAACTGCGCCTACGAGTCCTCTCACATATATTAGGGAATCCACAATCGCGTTTTTACTTAAAACGCTATTACTGGAGTCCATATAGACCATTGGTATGCTTGTTGAAACAGCGCTATCTGATCGGGCACTGGCATCCGGGTACACCCCTGTGTTAGCAACGTCACCAACAAAGGATGTCGCTTCCACAGAACCTTTAAAACTCCCACTGGTCGCCTCAACTCTGCCTTTAAAAATCCCGTCAGTGGCATAGATCGTCCCGCGAACTGTCACGCCGTTAAACGTCGCATACCCGGATTTATTGATATGCCAGCCGACATTGCCGGTCCCGTCCCAGTTGCTGGACTGGATGTAATTCCCAATCTTGCCGTTGTCGATAGAGCCGTCCTGGATGAACACCGAACGCATGAACATCTGCCCGCCGGTCGAAGCAAACACCAGTTCTTGCCCGTTCGTCGTCGGGTTATACACCGCGAACGTATCGGCAGAAATCAGGAAGTTTGAGGCTCCTGTACCGTCAATGCCCAACTGAATACCCGCGATGCGTTTGACACCGTTCGCCTCCACCTGGACTTTAACGCCCCATTGCGCGTTCAGCTTACCGTTGATGTCAGCAACAGCCTGGCTGGTCGTCTGCACACTGGCATTGGTATCGCCGATTGCAGCCGTCACCTGCTGAATGCTGGTTGCGGTAGCACTCTCAAGATCCGTAACGGCTTTATCAATGCGGGTGATGGCGGCGGCGTTGGTCTGGCCGTTTTGCTCAACCGTGGCCTTAAGCGTCGTAACCTGCTCAGCTACAGCGCTTGTGGCATCCGCGGCGGTCTTCCGGGCCTCAGTGATCTCAGCCATCGTTTTTGTTTCGCCGACGGCAAACGTGACGCGCTGATCAGAGAAAGCCATGAAGTTGGCGAGAGCATTGGTGACGTTGCCGACGATACCAGCGTCGCGGCTGGCCGTGTTACCGTCCACATCCACTTTCAGGCTGTCGATACGACGCCCCAGCGCGGAGTCACCATCCGTACGGGCCGTGGTTTCCGTGCTGATGTCAGCCGTGTTCTTGTCGGTTGTCGCCTTAACCGCAGCCAGCGCGGTAGTCTGAGCCTTGTTGTTATCAGCGACGGCTTTATCGATGCGCGTGATATCGCCGGTATTTTTCCCGACGGTGGTCTGAAGGCCCGATAGCGTGGTGGCCTGCGCCTCCTGCTCAGTCGTCAGCGTTGCCAGCTCCTGCGTAACGCTGGCTTTGTTGGCATTAACGGTCGATTCCAGCTTCTTCCGTTCTGTCACCTCCGCTTCCTGCGCCGTGATTCGGGCCTGCCGTTCGGTGTACATTAGGCCTGAAGACAGCTTCGACGGGTCATCACCGGTATAGCCGCCCCGAATCTGCGTCGCCAGCGTCTCGCGCGCGGTGGCTTCCGCCTGGTCGCCCTGGACACGGGCTGTCGTTTCCTGCTGCAGCGCCGCCATACCCGCGCCGGGCGTAGGCCGTCCGAGCGCCACCCAGTCAATC